TGATCGTATTTTTCTAAAGGTTGTGTTAATGATTGTACAATTCTAGCCATTACCTTCTCCCGTCCGGTTGTATATCTAATCTAAAAGTTCCAAGTTTCCAGTGTTGTCCGGTACTTGTATTGTCAACCTTTAAAGATATAGCACGTGCACGTGCTCTTGTATCTATTTTATCTGTACTTGTAGTTGTAGTAAATGGACCCAATGAAGAACTTGCTTGTGAATCTGTTGGATAATTTTTCAAGTTTAACGTCACTCTTGCATTACCCGTTTGTTGTAAAAAGTCTGGAAGCACTCTTCTAATTTTCATTATATGTTCACCGTCTCCTCTTAAATCTGCTCCACCACCTTGACCCATAGATATATCAAAGTCACCAGATTCTATACTTGCAGAAATTGCTGAAGCTGAACCTGCTTTAATTTGATTTACTCCAGTTTCGTGTTCATAGTAAATGGTTACACCGTCCGTATTACCGACGGTTGTATCACTGGTTGCATCAGAATCATATTCTGTTGCATGTGGTTTTCCAAATATATGTGAATCTGACCATGTTGATCTTGCAAGCGTACTTGTAGTCCATACAGGACGCTCTGGTGTTGAATCCATATAATTATATGTTACTGATCTATTATTAGATGCAGCACCACTACCAGGATAAAACCAAGATACTTCACCAAATAGATTGTTCAATCCTGCATAAATATGCTGTCTAGGAACTGTATTAATATCATCATAAACATAGTCCTCAACTAAACATGCTAATGATTCTAGTTTACCAGTATATCTAAAGAAACCATTCTCTGACATCCAGTAAGCAGAGCCATCAACCTCGACGGCTGCATTCTTGCCAATCAATCCACAGTTAGTTCCAACCTGTTGAAATGAAAATACAAAAGGTGCACCAACGAATCTCATAATAAATAAAGATGTATCAGTCCAAACATAAATTGCATCCCGACCTCTAATCGCTGCCACGATCCGTGTTCCGTCGGCCAGTCTTTGTGTACCAGCGGTATTGGTTGCTGAAGGTGCATAAGAAGTTGTAGCATTAATTGATTCTTGATCAGAAAATCTTATATACATATCATCTTGAGTTGATGTTGTACCAATAGTTGTTTCTGTTCCAAAGAATACTAAGTGTCTATCGGGTGTTGAAACTAATGTTTGAATTGCTGCTGTTGGTGCATTGGCAACGATAGTTGCTCTAATAGCTGTAGCACCTGTTGCATCTGAATCCCATTCAAAAGTTGCACCATCAAAGATAGTTGCAATTAGTTTATTTCCAAAATTGTCCAAGGACCATAGACCAGGGGCCGTTACAATATCTCCAGTTTGCGATGCACCCCATTTCGTATAGTCTGATGCGTCATAAACAGTTGCCCCATCACTATGTGATGCAGCAGTTGTATTGTCTGAGCCTCTTGTTAATCCTGATAAGGTGTTAGTACCAGTAGTGTTTGTTGTATAAGCAATACGCTCGCTGTCTATTAAAACCGTTCCTGAAGCAGGCATTGATGCAGAATTATCTAGAACAATACTAGATGAACCTGAAGTTAATGCTCCGTCTAGTGTATCTGTAATTTCTCCAGCAACAGTACCACCCCATAATCCTAGTCCCCAACCAGCAGCTGATTCTTCAACAGCAGGTCCAATGGAATAAAAATGTTGAACTCTTATTCCACCTGAAGTACTGGCTCCTGATCCTGATTCAGCCGATCCCATTTCAATTGTAATTGTTGTTGAAGTTGGAACGGTTGTCACCATAAAATTGACATCATCAAAATCACCAGAACTAAAATTAGAATCAGTTATTTCAGTAAAATTATCTAAACGAACGATATCATATTTAGTAATATTATGATCAGATGCAAAAGTGATTGTAACTGTTGCATCACCATTCGTTGTTGTGAAAGCGTTTGTTAATGTTGTTGTAGCTTTAATAGGAGTAATGTCATAAAATGCTCCTCCAGAATATACATATAAAAATCTGTTTGTACCAATGGCTGCATACTTAATACCACTAGCATTAACAAAATGATGAAGCGCTGTATTTCTTCCTGTGAGTGTACTGTCTCCTAGTTGAGCCCAACCTCCTATTTTTTCAGGAGTACCATATCTAAAACGAACATAGTCTCCTCCTACCCATTGGCCTTCACCTCCGGTTGCAGTGACCTGTTTATTAAAACCTGGCTGAAACTTTAATTTCTGTAACATAGAAAGCTATCCTATGCCTTATGGTTTAGTAGGCCATGTCGCGTTATTACATTTATCAACAGTATCTTTACCTGCTGGTAAATCTCTTAAATCTTGACGATATGTTTTCATATCATCAGATAAAGTTACATCAGATAAAGCGTAAAAATCAGTCTCAGCTAAAAGTCTATTTCTTTTATATCTTAGATCAGCTAAAGCTCTAGCAGGAGCTGCATCAGCCCATGCTTGTTCTTCATTATCTCTAGCTGTTTCTTCTTCAGCTGTAAATTGAACTCTGTTACCGTTTATATTGTGATATCTTGGCATAGTTTTCCTCCTTTTTTGATTTATATATCATTTTTATTTAATTCCGTAAAGGCAGATATCTCCAGCGTCTATATCGCCTGTGTCAAATTTAAACTGTATTGCATCTATTGCTGATGTTGTATTTAAATATCCAGCAGTAAAGTTTTGAACAGCTATATCACTAGCATGAGACATATTAGTTGTTGCTATAAAATGTTTGACAAAAGTCGTACTACTTGGATTGAATAAACGCATATAACCAGCAGCAGATTGATCATTATCATTACCAACACCGTCGTCTCCAAAAAAATTTTGAAATCCAGTTCCTTGAGCAAGATCATTATTTGCTTGATATTGTAGAGCAGCAGCATCGTCTCCTTCAAAATGATATGCTCTAAAGTTTGTACTTGTTTTTGCAACATTATAATTGGAACCAGCGTCTATTGAACCATTAAACTGTAAATCTGCATTGTTAGTACCTGCATGAATATCTTTAAAAGTAAATAAGTATTCCGTGTAAGTATCATCAAGAACAACATCCGATGTTCCATCAACAAAAGACAAAGTACCACTAGTACTAGCTGTCAACTTTTTAATAAATACTATAGACCCAGCTCCTACAGAACCAAAAGTTGAGACATTTCGAACTCCACGGTCATTCAGTTTTACAATAGCCATTATGAATCCTTAATTCCATAAAGTTTAAATGTGCCAGCGTCTATATTTCCCCCAGACATTTTAAATTGTATTTCATCTATTGCTCCTGTTAAATTAAAATATCCTGATGTGTGTAAACTTCTTATTTTATTATCGTCTGTTGAACAATTTCCTATAGCAAAAAAATGTGTTACAAAAGTTGTTGATGATGGATTAAACAACCAAAGTTCGCCAGAACTAGCTTGATCGTTATCTGCACCAGCGCCTTGAACAATAGCTTGAAAAGCTGTTCCTTGTGCTTGATCATAATCTGCCTCATAAGCAAGACTGGCAGAAGTACCTGCTTCATCATGTTGAGCATAAAAAGTAGATGAAGTCATAGTTTCATTATATCCAGAACCACCAGCGACATTTCCTTGAAAAGTTAAATGTCTAAAATCAATAGAACCATGAACACTCATAAATTTAAATAAATAAATAGGATAAGTATTATCTAACACAACATCATCAGTCCCATCAACAAAGTCAATAGTTGAATCACTTGAAGCAGTAATTGTTTTAATTAAAACCATAGAACCATCAATTGCTGAAACATCAGATATGGAAGAGATACTTAAATTATTATACTTGACTAATCCCATTACACTACTCCATACATTTTAACTGTTCCAGCGTCTATCGTTCCACTATCAAACTTAAATCGAACTCTTGTTAAAGCAGTTGTTGTATTTACATAACCTAAAACAAATCTTTGTGTAGAAGTATTATCACTTCCAGCTTCATTTACAGCTGCATAAAAATGTTTTATAAATGTTGTATTGCTAGGATCAAATAAATGTAAATATCCTGATAAACATTGGTCGTTATCATTTCCTGTTGATCTTCCTAAATCTTGAAAGCCTGTTTCTTGGTGTAAAACTGCTGACCCACTATGAGTAGCAAGGGTGGTGGCAGTATCTCCTTCATCATGTTCAGATACAAAACCAGCAGAAGTCATAGTTTGATTATAAGATGTGTTAGTTCCTGTATCTACTTGAAATTGAAAATCAGCAGCATCGCCTGAAGGATGAATGCTAGTAAATTTAAAAATATACTCTTTATAAGTAGAATCTATTCCTGAAGTAATATCTATATTATCATCACCTGATGCTGTTGAAGTAGATAATAATATTAAACTCTGAGCACTTACCCCTGAAGGTAGCGCAGTGATTGCCGACATGGATTGATTATTAGCTGTTCTAATTGCCATAATCTATTCCTTCGCATTAGCGTCTTTGATAGATTTTATTCTTGCTTTCCAAGCATCTATATCTTTATAAATTTCATCTAGCTGATCGCCTATATCTCCATAAGCAGTTTTTCTAGTTTTTCTTATTTGATGATTATTTTCATCTGTTGTAGCCGAAGAATTATAAGTAGCTAATTGTTCATCACTTGGTTTTGCAAGACCAGAAACATTCCAAGTATGAATATAATCTCCATTACCATCGCTATCGTTTTGTAGTAAAATATTGTTATCAAATTCAGAAACAGTTTTACTGTTTGCTTCTAAATATTTTTTAACTTTATAATATAAATTTTCCATCTATACTCCTATTAATTTGTAACCAGCTAACCAAGTGGTTCTATAAAGAGTTTGACTATCTCCATTTGTTTGTTGAACATACAATTCAATGTAATCAGCTGCTGCTAAATCACCTATCCAACTGAAACCCATATCCATATCTAAATTAGAACCAACTGAATACCATCTTACAGTTGAACTGCCTGTTGATGCTCCTCCAGCATCACTTCCATTTTTGTAAATTCTTCCTTCCACTCTATTTGTATCATCTACACTTGTTACATAGATATGAGCAAAGAAAATATATTTTCCGCCTTCATTTGCTGGTACTGTAAATTTATTAGAAGCAAATGCAGAATTAGTATCAAAAACTTCAGTATCAAAAGTTGCTTTAGTAAAAGTAGAATTAGCAATAGTATCATCACTACCCATTACCACCATAAAAGCTGGAGTATTACCTAAAACAGATATGTCAGCTCTTTTTAAAGTACCAGCATCTGAAATAAGAACTTCATCAGTTGTTGCTGGACTAACTGTTAAAGCAGTTTCTCCAGAAATAATATCCTGTGCCAATTTTGCATTGGTCACGGTCCCGTCCGAAGGCGTACCCGTGTCGAGCGTGCTCCCTAAAATAGTGATGAAGTCGATAGAGTCCGATGTTGTAAGCGCCGAAGCGAAAACGATCGTACTCCCTACAATAGTATAGGATGATATAGGAGCTTGTAGGATACCATTTAGAGATACCAAACAATGATGTGCCGAAATCGGGCTGACTGCAACACCACCAACCAAAAGGTTGAATGTGTCAGTTGCAGTTGCTGATATTGAATCACAAGTTTGATAATTTCCAATTTGAGGTTTTTTCCCTATATACACTTCGTGCTCCTTTTTATATTATGTATCATATTAATTAATTCCGTACAAGCAGATATCTCCAGCATCTATTGTGCCAGTTACCATTTTAAATTGAATAGCATCGATATCGGAAGTCGTATTAAAATATCCTGCTACTTGACATCCTTGATTAGCTGGTTGTGCATGCATTGTATTTGTTACTGCCATAAAATGTTTAACAAAAGTAGTTGATGAAGGATTAAATAATCTTAACCAACCACCCATATTTCCATCATTATCATTATTACCATTTACTGTTAAAGTTACAAATGCTGTGCTTTGAGCAAAATCAGCATTTGTTCTGTATCCTATTTCGCCATCTGCTCCATCTTCTCCATGATAATAATTAAAATGAGTAGATGTTTTTGTAGCAGTATAATTAGAGCCAGCATCTATTGAACCATTAAATAAAAAATGTGCATCGGTTCCACCATCAGATGAATGAATATTTTTAAAAGTAAATAAGTATTCTTTGTATGTTGAAAAATCAACATCCGATGCTCCATGAACAAAAGATAAAGTACTACTAGTACTAGCTGTTAGTTTGCTAATAAAAACCATAGATCCACCAACATAATCAGCCTGCAGTGCATCTGGATCAGAGTCAAAACCTATGCCTTTACTAGCTGCAGCTGTAACGTTTAGACTATTATATGTTAATTTAGAAAGAGCCATTAACTATCCTTAATTCCGTAGAGTTTTATAGTGCCAGCATCCATATTTCCTGATGATATAGAAAATTCAACTCCATCTATAGCAGCAGTTACATTACAATATCCTGAATAAAATCTATGGTAGCTTTCATCTCCATGATCTGTATAATTTGATTCAACAATAAAATGTTTTACGAATGTAGTTGATGATGGGTTAAATAAAAATAATTGTCCACTAATACATTGATCATTATCGTTACCGCTTTGACCAATTTGTTGAGCTGCTGTGGATTGACCTAAATCATTTCCAGTTTGGTAAGCTAAACCAGATGCAGACCCACTTTCTTGATGATATGCTCTAAAAGCTGTAGTAGTTTTAGTAGCGTCATATGAAGAACCTCCATCTCTAAAATTTACTTTTAACTCAACATCATTTGTTTGAGGGTGAATACTAATAAACTTAAATAAATATACAGGGTAAGTAGAATCTAAAACTACATCTGATGTGCCATTAACAAAAGTTAAACTAGTTCCTGATCCATCTGCAGTTAAAGTCTTAATCAAAATCATAGCACTAGGCGACATAGTTGTTAAACCATCAGCACTAGCATTAAAAGCCATTGTGGTACTAGCCACTGGTGTCACATCAAAACTATTATAATTGTATTTAGTAAGTGCCATTATGCTACTCCATAAAGTTTGAAAGTCCCAGCGTCAATGGCATCACTATCCATTTTAAATTGTACTCCATCTATTGCCGAAGTTGTATTACAATAACCTGCTATATATGCTTCCATCATTCTATCGTTTTGGTGAGTATATGCCATTCTTGCTATAAAATGTTTTACAAAAGTTGTATTTGAAGGGTCATAAATAGTTATAATTCCATTTGTGCATTGATCGTTATCTGCACCTAAAGCTTCTGAAATATTTAAAAATCCTGTTGCTTGTGCTTGGTCTTGGTCAGTATTATAACCTAAAGAACCACCAGTACCATCTTCTATGTGCTGTGCAGCAAAGTAAGTAGTAGTTTTTGTAGCATCATAAGCTGTGCTTCCATCTCTAAAACCCATTTGTAAAATTTGATTATTGGTTTCACAATGTGCTTGTATTATATGTATTTGATATTCTTTATAAGTACTATCAATACTACTATCAAAAGTTATTGTATCTGAACTTGAAGCTGTTTCAGTAGTTAATAATACCAAACTACCACCAACATCTCCTGTCTCGAAACCATTGGCACTTGAATTCCACTTCAAGGCTTTGCTTGCTGCGGCTGTGACGTTTATGCTGTTGTAATCGACTTTACTGAGAGCCATGTTAGTACCCCCATAAACTTATCAAAAATTTTCCTGCTGTATAAGTTGCATCGGTTCCACCACCAGAGCCAACTAAATATAAATATCCATCGGCTGGGGGAACGGTTGTGAAAGCCATTGGATCTTTTGTTAAAGTCCAATCTGCTCCTGTGTTTAATACTGCTGTTTCTGTTAAACCAGAAATTGCAACATCTTCTGTACCTGTTGATACCGTTGCTGTGTAAACATCTATGTCTGGCTCTCCACCTGCTGGTGTTTCCAAACAATTAATTTCTCCAAATAAAATTGTACCATTAACTGCTGCTGTAATTTGTCCAAGATGACAACTAGCAGTTGCTTGTTTTCCTATAATGTCTCCTGCAGCATTAGAATTTAAACCTGTTAGATCAATAATAATATTAGTATGTATAATATCTCCTAATTGAATAACTTCTGATTTATAAACCGTACCTGAACCACCTGTTATTCCTGCACCTGCAGTCATTGTTGTTGCAGCATTTGATGATATCATCGCTGCTGTAATACTATTAGTTGCTGGAACACTTGTTTGAAGTGCTCTTCCTAAATAAATTGCATACATCGTATCTGTCGAAGCCGTTGCGGCTGACAGCGTCAGGGCAGTCCCCGTTGCAGTATATGCTTTACCCGAGCCTGGTTGTTGACGTACGTTATTTATAAATAAAGCGAGTTCATTTTCATTTGTAACGGAATTAGCAAGCGTATAGCTCGTAGTAGCCGATACAGAAAAAGTCTCTGTGGCATATGAAGTGAATGCTTCTGCGGGATCGGGTCCAATGTAGGACATCTTACGTTATCTCCATTATAGACAGAGTTCCTGAAACTTTATCTGCAACTGAGCAATCAATTTTAATTACATCAGTGGTTTCTAAAACTACTTTTCCGCCCGACAATAATTCCAAAGAGCTCCCGGCGGGGATGCTAACGTCTTTCGCTAAAAAAGATGTTGTATTTGTAACATTGTTAGCTCCACCTCTGCTGCCTGTATTACTTTCAAGTTCTACTTCTACTGTTATTGCAGTTGTATGAATGTTAGTAAGTATCAAGCCCAGCACCACTGTTGTGGTCGATCCTGCCACCGTATACATAGTATATGCGGTGCCGGCACTAGCGGGTTCTGCTGCAAAACTTATAACTTTGAACGTGTTGGCCATATATCCTCCTAAAAATTATCCTTATATACCTAGCCCAAGGCGATTGCAAGCGCAGTGGGGTCCTCAATTGTTGTGTGGTTAGTTCCTGCTAAATTTAATTGGTCACAATATAGTGTGCCATCAAAATACCCGTCTTTAAATTCTAGTGATGAAGTACCGATATCGTATGTATTATCAGTTCCTGGTATAAAATGCCCTGCACTTGTGATACTTAATTTTTTTGTAGCTGCTTCAGAGGCTCCTGTCATAAAGTCTATACTTGTAGCATTTGAAGAAGAACTATGATCACCTTCTGCTCTTGCTTGAATTGCTGCAGATACTAAAATAGCGTCTGTTCCAGTGCCTTCATCTGGTGCTTGAAATGCTATTTTACCAACAACATCATCTGCTGCTAAATCTGTTTCGCCAGTTTGTAATGTTAATACAATTGGTTTATCATCAGCAGTCGCTGTATGTTTAATGTTTAATCCTGTATCAGCAACGTGTGTAACAGTAATTTCTTGATCATCTCCAAATTTTAAAACTGCTGAATCTGAATCTAAAATTAAATCATTCGCTAGAGTTATATGTGCATTACTATCACCTTTTAACCAAGTTACAGTTGATGAACCATCGTAACCAGCTACTTTAAATTGAAAATCTGTCGTTGCACTATCTGCGGCTACTTTTCCAAATATTACGCAACCATCAGCTGTTGTGATATTATTACCTGAACTATTACCTATTGCAACATTGTAAGTACCTGATGTTACACCTGCTAAAGCACCCATACCTATAGCCATATTTGAACTTCCAGTAAACGAACCAGCTTCTAAAGTATCTGGTCCTATACCAACATTAGAACTACCAGCAGCATTTACCCCAGAATTACGACCTATAAAAGTATTATAACTATGTGTTGCTAATGCTCTACCAGCATTAGCGCCTATACATACATTAGAATCACCAGAAGATATATCTCTTAAAGCATCACCACCTATACCAATATTAGTTTGTGCATCATTTAATGTTCCTGTTGATGTAGTTCCAATTAATATACCACCTGTAAAATTCGTTCCACCGAGTTTACCTGTAATAACATCTTTACTGTTTGTTGTAATATCTCCACTAACAGTTAAATTACCACCAGAACTTAATGACATTGTTTCTGCTGCTGCAGCCGAAGATGCAGTTTTAAAACTTAATTTTGTTGCATTGTTAGAAGAACTAAAGTCGCCTTCAGACACTGCTTCAATTCCTGCCGCAACTAAGATTGCATCAGTACCAGCTCCTTCATCAGGGGCTTGGAAATTAATAACACCAAGTTTGTCACTAACAGCAATATCAGTATCACCAGCTTGTAAAGTTATAGTAGGATATTTATCATCTCCTGTAGCAGCATGTTTAATGTTTAACCCTGTATCAGCAACGTGTGTAACAGTAATTTCTTGATCATCACCAAAATAAACTATACCGCCATCTGCTAAAAATAAATCTGAAAATTCTAAAGCTGTAGTTCCTAAAGCTGCACCATCTGATGCATCGG